TGCGCAATAGGTTTTCGAGAAAGAATTTCATGATGCGTCTCCGTTCGGGGTTTCGGATTTGGGTCTTTCCGCCAGCTCCTGTCCTCTGGCGATCGCTTTCAGGATCACCTCGCCGACGCCATTGATGCCCTGGCGGGTGGCCGTCATCAGCGCGGTTTGCTCAAAAGTCTGCCCCGTGGAGCGCAGGGGCTGCCGGATGGTGATATCCATCAGCCATTCGATGACTTCGCGGCCGCCCGGCGTGATCCTCATGGCGTAGAGGAACTTGGCGACCTCGTCCTTCGGGGCGAGCTCGGCTTGCTCGACCGGCGCGAACATCTTGTCCAGGCCTTCCCAGCCGTTTCCGGCCGGCCCCTTTTCGAGCAGGTCGAGAGGTTGCGCGAAGCGCTCGGCGATAAAGGGTCCGCTCATCAGGCCGCCTTGGGAAGGGATTGGGTGATTGCATTGCCGATGACGTCAGGCGCCTTGTTCGCGGCGCTCGAGGCAAACATCATGGCGAGCTGCTGCTTTCGCTGCTCCTCCATGTCGGCGAGGACTTTTTGCTTTGCATCCTCATCGGGGATCAGATCCTTGTCGATCTGCAAGCCGTCGGCGATGCGCGCCATCGTCTTGTCCTGGTCGAGATAGAGCGCCTGCTTATCCGGACCCGCGAAGGCAACGACAAGATCATGGTAGTTGGCGATCGCGGCCAGTCGATCGGCGTTCAACGCGGCCATCATAGGCGAGCGCACCTTGACCGTGATCAGCAGGTCGTCGATCTTGGCCTGCAGCTGCAAAGCCCCGAAATCGTAAAGGATCTCGGCGACGCGCGGGACGATGACGGGCATGATCTCATGCACGAGACGGCCGAAGGCGCCGATGTGGACATTCGCCTTTTGCTGCAGGCGACCAGTCATTTCCGAAGCGGAGCGCGGCGTGCCGGTGTAATCCGGCAGCCGTTCGTCGAACATGGCTTGCTTGACCTGCTCCTGCAGGCCCTGCGTCACCAGCTGGCCGATCTGCAGGTTGCCGGCCGCAGGATCTAGCCGCGTGACATCGGGCCCCAACATGCCGCCGGTCGCCTGCATGGCCCAGAATTCGCCCGGCGCCAGGCGCACCGTATTCGGATTGAACGTGCCGCCGGCGCGATAGCCCCAGATGCCGAGCATGCTGATCGCGGCCGATTTCAGGGTCAGCTCCTGCGCCTTGTTCAGCGTCTTGATGGAGGGCAGCGCGGTGAGGATGACGCCCCGGCCATAGGCTTCGCCGGGAACGCGATAGTAACGCGGCACGGCGATCGGCTGGGTGCGATAGCGCTCGTACTTGATGAAGCTCTTGCACTCGCGGAAATAGGCGCCGAAATGCCAGCCACCGTCCGGATCGCCATCGGCCCAGAAGTCCTGGATCAACTCGACATCGGTGTTGGGGCTGCTCTTTGCCTTGTCCTTCCAGCCATCCGGATATTCGCCATCTTTGAAGAACGAGACGACCTGCTCGGCGGTAACGACCTGTTTCCAGGAGATGAAATTGACCCGGCCGATGGCATCGACGCCGATCGCCAACTGATCGAAGGGAATGCAGACGAACATCACCGGATTGTTGCGCGTGCCCTTGACCGGCATGATGGCGGCGGTACCGACGGCGAGATCGATGCAGGCCTCATGCAGAGCGGTATCCCAATCGCCCGCGTTGAAGAACGGGTGCATGAGATTGCCGACGGCATCGAGCTGGCGATTGAGCTGCTTGACATTGTCCGGACCGATCAGCATGGCGGCGAGCGGACCGGTTTCGAGGACGAAAGTCGGTTGTCCGGCCGGGAAGAGATCACGCTGCAGATTGCCGGCGAAATACATGGCCGACATCGGCGCGGTCATGTCGAAAAGGCGATCGGGCGCCGATTTGCGCCTGCCCGCGCCGCCAGGGCGGCGCATGGGAATGGCGAATTCGTAGGCCTCGCAATAGAGCGTGTCCCACGGCGAGCGCTGGATCCATGCCCGTTCCGAACGGCGTTTGGTGGAAGCGAGATCCGGACCCGCCATCAGCCGAGCACCGCCGAGGCGCTGTCCGGACTATCTTCGAACAGCCGGCGGCCGCGCGGCTGTTTCCTCGTCGAGGCGACCGCGCTATCCTGCTGCTGCAGGCTCGCCAGCTGGCGATCGTTCGCCACCTGCTGCAGCTGCTGGGACTGCGCCGCCGCCTTGGTTGCCGCCTTGTTCGACCCGCCGCCGAACAACCCCGAGATCGCCTGCATTCGCCGGTCCCCCTTTGAAAATCCACATGGTGCCTTCGCAGGGGACGAAGCCGACAAGACGCGCCATGCGCGCGCCGGTCCGGTTCCCCGTCATCACGTGGCAGGTGACGACCGTGCCAGTCTCGGCGATGCGCCGCAGGGTTAAGTGAGCAAGGCGGCAGAGCGCGCGCATGTGTGCGGCGGCCTCCGGACGGATGGCGAGCGTGAACTCGAGGCGGCCGCCATCGACCGGGCAGAGGAAGGACAAAGCGAGCAGATTGCCGTCGAGATCGATGGCGACACTCTGGCCGATCGAGCGCATGTAGAGATTGCCCTTACGCGTGCACGCGCGCGAGGCGCCCATGTCGAGGCAATCCGACCAGGTGGCCGGCGAGCGGACGGTCAGGTGTTCCATACGTCGAAATCGCCCGGGCGGGATGGCTGCTGCTGACGGGCATTGCGCTGGTCGCGCAGCTGCTGGATCGTCATGACGTTGTCCGGTCGGCCAAGCTTGGCGGCATCGGCGATGACCCCGGCGGCGCCGCGATGGCCGAGGCAAAGGTACTGCAGGCCGTCATGCGGGTGCGAATAGGCGTTCTTCACGGCTGCAAGCCGATCGGTTCCGCCGACGCTTGCCTGTTTCGTCAGCTTGTAGTGGGCCGCGAAACCGCCGATGATCATCTTGCACCGCGGGCTGACGATAAGGCGCGGCGTGCCGTGGTCGATGTTGCCGGTGAGATACCAGCGCACGGCGTCCTGACGCAGGCCGGGCTCGTTGCTTTCGGTCGGCATGATGTTCAGCGACAGGCCCTTGCCGAGCGTCTGCATGAAGGCGAGCTCGCCGTTCTGGGTGTCGGCGCCATAAAAAGCGGCGGGATCGCCATAGGCTTCGCGGAAGACGAAGCCAGCGTATCGGTCGAGCAGCAGCTCATAGGTCATCATCGCCATGCGCGCGGCGCCGGTGCCAGGCTCGGCGCAGATCTCGTCCAGGAGGCGCAGCTGGCCGTTAGGCAGGAACTGGCCGATCACGCCGGCGGGAGAGCCGCCGGCGTCGAAGCCGGCAGACAACGGCACGTTCGGCAGTGGCTCGAGGACCTGGTCGGCGACGTGAACCTTGTCGTTGAACTCGGGATAGATCGGCTTTCCGTCCTGCGCATAGCCCGGCAGGCCATGGACCATGCGGCGCGAGATGTGCTCCGGCATGGCGATCAGATCCATCTCGTAGGCCGATCGCGGGCGGCCGATGCGGTTCTCTGCGGCCTGGTCGAGACCGCCGGGCTGGCGGAAGAAATTATAGGCCGGATTGGCGGCCTCTGGATCGTTGTAGCCGCATTCCTTCAGGATCGGGTGATCGATATCCGGCGGGTTCATGTCGCCCCAGAACATGCGCGGCAGCACGATTTCATCGTCTGCGACCGTGACACCCATCTTGCGCATCGCCGCGCGGCCGTCGACGGAAACCCGCTTGAGCTCGCTGTCGGCAATCATACTGACGGGCGGATAGCGGCCGGTACGCATGAAGAGCGCGCCGGGCACGGACGGGTCTAGCAGGTCGATTTCGTTTCCCCATGCCATGGAGACTTCGTACCCCTTGACGAACTGCATGACGTTGTTGTCGCCGATCGCGCCCGTCTCGAGCGTGAACTCGACGATCACCTTGTCCGGCCCACGCATCGCTTCCCAGATCAGGTGATGCTTGACGGGCCGATCCTGACCGCCCTCATACCCCTTGTCCGGACGCTGCCAAGGGTGGCCGATCGGAAACATTTCGTGCCAGCTGGCGAGCGCCGTGCGGGCGAAATCGCGATAGGTGTCGCGCACGCACACGAGCTTGACCCGCACGCGGCCATCCTTGCAGACCGGCATGTAGGCGGCAGAGAGCATCGGCCCCTTGATGCAGGAGGCGACCGTCTTACCGGAACCGGCCGGACCCATGATGATGTCGATCGGGCCGCGCGACTGGATGAAGCGCGCGCCGACAGGCCCCGGCGCCTGATAATGCTTGATGTCGATACCCATAGCCCGCAGCCCTCTGATCAACCCGGAGCCCGCGCGCCCGCGCCCTCCGCCGAGAGGCAAACCTTAGTTTCGACCGCAAGCTGTTCAGTCGGGCACGGCCCAAAGGGCTCGTGTGTGTGAGCCGAAAGGCCCGTGGGGGAGGGCCGGCTCAGAGTTTTGAAATCCGTTTTGGGCACGGCCGCCGCCGGAAACGAAGGGTATCCCCTCGGATATTGCTGCCTCGGCGGCGGCCTCACGCGCGCGGGAAGGGTAGGGGGTAATAGTGCACATGATTTTTCATCATGAGCACATTGAATGATTTCAATGGCTTGCGTGCCGTGCGACATTGCAACAGATATGTCGCACGGCTAAGCCATTGAAATCATTTATCCGGCGCATCGAAGCTGGTGAGGTTGATCGTCCGGCTTTCCTCGGGCTGGTTCACGGTCATCTGGCCGATGATCATGACGTTGCCGGCCGATCGCTTGCCGTCGTCATCGACCGGCTGGGCCTTCTTGCTCTCGAAGTACGGCAGCAGCTCGGCGTTGGCCTTGATGATCATTTCCATCGCTTTCGCCGGATCGCAGCCGACGCGCCACAGCACGCCGTTCTTGTCGCGCTCTTCCACTGACAGCTCGCGGGCCAGCGCGACAGGGTCGGCGTTCGCCAGGGCGGCGAGGTTGAGGCCGGGATGCTTGAAGCCCATGCGCTGCAGCGTCATGGCGAAGTCGCGGCTCGCCTTGTTCTGGCTGCCCTTCGGCCTCCCCCGCGCCCGTTTGGCGCTATCGAGGATTGACGCCACATGCCTGACGGGACCGGCGAAGAGGCAATGCTGATCGTCCATCTCATCGAGCATGAGCGATTGCTGTTCGGCTTCCGGCTCCGGCTGCAGCTGGGCGGCCAGGTCGGCCATGGCGGCCTCGGTGGCGGCGGCGGTCGCGCCGATTTTTTCGGCGCGCTCCAGCGTGTGTGCCACTGGAAGCCCCAAATTCTCGCTGTCGTCGTCGGCCATCGAATATTTCCCTGTTTCTTTATTCCGGTAGCTGCCGTCTACCGCCGTCTACCGTATCGTCTACCGCGTTTCTTTAATCTTTTCAGTAATATACACCTATCGGTAGACGAGTAGACGAATATTATTCTCACATGACGCGCGCGCACGCGCGTATGAAACCCTCTATTTTGCGTCTACTTGTCTACCGCCACCATAAGCCTATGATTTTCTTGAAGAAACGCGGTAGACGGATCGTCTACCGCTCGTCTACCCGTCTACCAGGCCATGACGGCGAGACGCAAATCCGTCCCGCACCCCGACGCTCCCACGGTTCCCGCTGCGTTAAGTGCCCGCGCGCAAGCAAATTCGAGGCCTCGAAGCGATCGGCCCCAAAGTCAATTCAGGCCTTCAACCGGCTCCGATCGCGTTGCGCCGAAAGAGCGCGGGCTCCGCTTTTCTCTCCCTCCGGGGCGGGGGAAGAGAGTTAAATGCGCGGAGCGATATGGGGCGGGGGGGGGGAAACGCGATCAGCGAGGATTATTCGTCGCTGCGGTGATCTATTTCGCGGAAGATACTGGCGCCGGTATACTTAAGCGACATGGCAACAACGCCGGCGAACCAGAGACTGATTATGATTGCTGCGGCCAAATTCAGCCCAGGGATACGAATATTCTTGTAGATGAACACGCCAATGTAGATCCCGCCACCAAGCGCTGCTAAGCCCGTGGCGATGTAGATGAGGCCTCCCAGCAGAGAGCCGAGAAACCAAGCCGGATACTCTATGAGGTAGCTGAATATCGATTGGTCTAGCATCGCGCCTCTCCCTGGTCTTTCCGCGCCCGCGCCTGGCATGGCAGATCGAAATATCCGTTCCAGATGCCGCGATCGGCCGCCATCGCCTCGTATTGGGCCTCCTGGTAGCGTCCGCGGGAATATTTGGGCCAATCCACCGCGTAGCCGCTCTGCACCAGCCAGCGGTTCACCTCGGCGCCGTCAGCGCGATAGCAGGTGGCGACGATGCGGCGGTAAGGATCGTGGCCGGCCGGCACGCACCTGGTCGGCCGGGATCTCGCCAGCCATTCGTCCAGGGCGAGGGCGGCGACACGGCCGCAGAGATATTTCCGGTCGGCCTC